CCCCGAGCACGGCTCTGGTCGTGCCGGGGCGGCAGGCCACACTCCCTTCACCGGTTCTGGCACCCATCAAGGGACCATTATCATCCCTATATCCAAAATTAGAAAAGAAACCAGAGACCAAGGGGGATCGTGATAATGACAGTCTACGTAGATGCGGCTTTCCTTCCATACGGGAGGATGCTAATGTGTCATATGTTCGCCGATACGAGGCAAGAACTGCTTGACACAGCGCGTTCAATCGGAGTCGATCCCAAATGGCTCCAGAAGGCAGGAACCCCACATGAGCACATCGACATTTCAAAGGGAAAACGCACTCTCGCCATACAGAGAGGGGCCATTGAAATCTCCAGGAGTCAAGTTTATGAGCTCATCAAAGCTCGCAGAGAAGCTAGGGGTCCAATGGACCGAGAACATGGACCACGAAGCGGTTCTTTTCGAATATTACAAGAAGCAGGGCCACGAGAAGATCCATTACTGCCCGGACTGGGACTACATGGCGATCCACTCAAAGAGCCCTGAATTCGAGGCTTGCACCTGCGAAGGGCTAAAATAGTCGTTACATTTTTCGGCTGAAAGTGGCGCGTGCAGGCGCTATTTGGGACAGGAGCATCTCCGATGGCAGACAACATTCACGAGTTTCCCTTAATCAAGGCGATAGACGCAGATGAAGGGATCACCGTCGCTCTGAGGCTCGGCGCGAAGACCGGCGTGATCGTATATGATTGCCCTTGCGGGTGTGGTCGGGTCAAGTGTATAGAAATAGGAGAACCTGACACTCGCGATATGCTGTTTTACGCTGAGAACCTCCGAAACTATGCGATGGAGGAGTATTGCGAGGCCATAGAAGAGAGCGAGCCGGAAGATGGTGAAATTTCCTGATAATGTCATCTGGAAGCCCATGGCGGGCAGTCAGGAGGCTTTCCTCTCAGCGACCCCTATCTTCGAAGTGCTGTTTGAAGGAACTCGCGGTGGTGGCAAGACCGACTGTCTGCTCATGTCGTTCGGTATGCACGTCGGGAAGGGCTACGGCCCAGCCTGGAAAGGCATTCTGTTTCGCCAGACCTACAAGCAGTTGACGGACGTCATCACGAAGACCAAGAAGTGGTTCCCGCAGATTTGGCCGGAGGCGAAGTTCAACCACTCGGAGCATGTTTGGACTTGGCCGACTGGTGAGCAGCTTCTGCTTCGTCAATTCCAGAAGCCCGACGACTATTGGAACTATCACGGTCACGAATATCCGTGGATCGGCTGGGAGGAACTCTGCAACTGGGCGACCGACGAGGGCTACAAGCGAATGATGTCCTGCTGTCGGAGTTCGACGAAGGGTATGCCTCGTATGTGCCGCGCCACGACGAACCCGTATGGACCCGGCCACAACTGGGTGAAGTATCGGTTCAAACCGCACACCATGAACATGATCGTGCGTAAGGATCTGGTCGACGAGGACGGAATGAAGGAGCCTACCCGGCTCAGCATCCACTCGCACATCGACGAGAACCTCGCGCTGCTGGAAGCAGACCCCGACTACAAGCAGAAGATCGCTGCCGCTGCCCGCAACGAGGCAGAGAAGCGGGCTTGGCTCGAGGGCGCGTGGGACATCGTATCGGGAGGTATGTTCGACGATGTTTGGGAGCCGAAATATAATGTCGTTCCGTCTTTCGATATTCCAGACACGTGGAAAATTGTTCGCTCGTTCGACTGGGGCGCGAGCAAGCCGTTCTCTGTTGGGTGGTGGGCCATCTCCGACGGAAGCGACGTCATGTGGCCTGACGGAAAGTGGAGATCCACGGTGCGGGGCGACGTTTTTCGAGTCCGCGAGTGGTATGGCTGCACAGGAAAGCCCAATGAGGGACTGGACCTCTTGGCTGTCGAAATTGCGGAAGGGATTGTAAAACGCGAACTCGAGTGGGGCTGGAGGCGTCAAGGGGAGTCTTGGTGTCGAGTGAAGCCCGGTGTGGCAGACTCTCAGATCTTCGCGGCCGAAAATGGCAACTGTATCGCCACTGATATGAAGGTGAAAGTCCGTCTGGACGACGGTTTTCGCTATCCAGGAGTTGTTTGGAACCCCGCGGACAAGCGACCGGGGTCTCGAGCGACCGGCTGGACCCAAATGCGCCAAAAACTGAAGAACGCGCACCCGAATATCAAGAAAATCGGCGAAGAGGAGCGACTTTACCCTCGTGAGAGGCCCGGTTTGTTCATTTTTGACCGATGCCAGAAGTTTATCGAGCTCGTTCCGGTGCTTCCACGCGATGAAAAGGATATGGACGACGTAAATACCGACGCAGAGGACCATATCGCCGACGAAACTCGGTATCTGGTCCGCTGGGTGCAGGTTCCAAGCTCCTCCGGGGCGACTACGGGCCATTATTAGGTCTCGATTGGACAAAAACAGGCTTGCCAGAGCCTAGAACCATGAGTTAGGGTCAGAACCATGACAAGCGCACTCTCATCAGCTCACCCACAGGCCAGCGCGGCGAAGACCGACTGGACCCTCATGCGCGATGCGTATAAGGGCGAGCGGCAGGTCAAGTCAAAGAATACGGTCTATCTGCCCATGACGAGCAGCCAGATCGTTGACGGCGGACTGACCAATGTTGAGTCGGTCGGCTACAAAGCCTACGACGCTTACAAGAAGCGTGCTCGCTTCCCCAATTTCACCCGAGAGGCCATCCAGCAGGCTCTCGGCATGATGCACTCGCAGCCGCCTGAGATCAAACTCCCGAAAGCGATGGAGAAGATCACCTCCCGCATGGGAGAGCCGCTGCATGTGCTTCTTCAGAAGATCAACACCGAGCAGTTGCTGACGGGTCGTGTTGGGCTGATGGTTGATATGCCTTTGAACCCGGCTCCAGGCGAAGACCTGCCGTATCTCGCGACCTATATCCCCGAGCGTGTAATCAACTGGGATGACGGACGAGTTGAACAACTCGTCCCTCAGCGCCTCAACCTCGTGGTTATCAACGAGTCCGAATACGAGCGCAAAGCAGACTTCACGTGGGACCAGAACCAGAAGTTCCGTGTCCTCATCATCGGCGATGTCGAAGACAACGAGAGCTCTGGTCTCTACAAGCAGGGTGTTTTTGAAGCGGAACACTTTGACGCTTCGAAACTATTGACGCCGAGCTATCGCGGTCGCACGCTGCAGAAGATCCCGTTCGTGTTCATCAACTCCTGCGACATCACGCCTGACGTCGACGATCCGCCGCTGCTGGATCTCGGCAATATGTGCATGACGATCTACCGCGCCGACGCCGATTATCGACAGAACCTGTTCATGCAGGGCCAGGACACCTTCGTCACCATCGGCGGAGGCTGGGACGAGACGGACGCAGTTCGTGTCGGAGCAGGCTCGCGCATCGATCTCCCTCAGGGCGGTGATGCGAAGTATGTCGGTGTCACGAGCGCGGGTCTGAGCGAGCAGCGTCAGGCTCTGGAGAACCTAGAGCGTCGCGCCGGTTCCATGGGCGCACAGACTCTTGACAGCACGTCGCGTGAACGAGAAAGTGGGGACAGCCTCCGTATCCGGGTCGCTGCTCGCACCGCTGACCTCAACACCATCGCAGACACCGGGGCCGCTGGCCTCGAGCACATTCTGAAGATCGCCGCTGAGTGGATGGGTGAGAACCCTGACGATGTGAGCGTGCTTCCGAACAAAGAATTCGGTGAGATGCCTCTCACGGGGCAGACCATGGTCGAGATCGCCACCGCGCGGAACCTCGGCTGGCCGATTTCCGCCAAGTCCATGCACGACCTCTCGCGCAAGCGTCGTATGACGACCAAGACGTTCGAGGAAGAACTGGCCGAAGCGGAGAAAGAGGCGGAGGACGAAGAATTCGTATTCGCCAAGCAGGGGAACGCAGACCGTGCGGCTCTGCAACCCAACGACCCGAACGACCCCAAGGGACAGAACGACGTCTCTGGGCAGACTACCAATCCAAGCGGGCGTGACGCCCAATAACAGATAGGAGAACGCATATGGATGCGCTCGAACTCAGCTACGATACGATGGACGCCATTCCCGAGGCGTTCCGGCCGCTGTATGCGGAGAAGGACGGCAAGGCCGTTCTGACCGGGATCAACGGCATGAAAACTCCCCAGGACGTCCTGAATGTTCAGGAAGCTCTGCGGAAGGAGCGTGCTGACCACGCCGCTGCGAAAGAGGCTCTCAAGCCTTGGAAGGCATTCGGCGACGACCCGACCGAACTTCAGACCAAGCTCGATCGCATTGCTGAGTTGGAAGCTGCCGCTGGCGGCAAGCTCGACGACGCCGCGATCCAGAAACTGGTGGAAGCTCGTCTTGGGCAAAAGACGGCTCCGCTCGAACGTCAACTCAAGGACACCGCGACTCGCATGGGTGAACTTGAAACGGAGAACAAGACGCTCAAGTCTTCGATCTTGACCCGTGACCGCAACGATGCTGTTCGGTCGGCGGCGACGGAGATGAAGGTGCTTGCTACCGCAATTCCCGACGTGGAACTTGTGGCTGGCATGTTCCTGGAGCGTGACGAGGTCTCGGGCCAGTTTATCGTCAAGGCAGACGCGAAGGGCGTGACGCCCGGTGCTGATGTCAAGCAGTTCCTCAAGGAGATGCAGAACCAGCGTCCTCACTGGTGGCCGCAATCTCAGGGCGGCGGTGCTGGCGGTGGCTCCGCTCGCCTACGGACGGGATTTTTTCAGCTGGAACGCGCCGGGCTTCTTCTGGGGGAAACGCGACGGATACCGGCGCTGGAACGCCGTGAGCCAATCCGCCG